ACTCCAACGCCAACGCCTACCCCAACTCCAACACCAACCCCAACGCCTACCCCAACTCCAACACCAACCCCAACGCCTACCCCAACTCCAACACCAACCCCAGAGCCAACCCCAACGCCTACTCCAACTCCAGGCGAAGGTGCTAATACAGTCCAACCTCCAGCAACTGGTGGTCCAGGAGCACCTAACCCAGCACCTACTCAGGTAGATGGCGGAGGAGCCACTGGCGGTATGCCAGGAGGTGCTACAGGGTTCTCTGGTGGATTTACTCAGGCTGACATTGATAGGGCTTTTAAAGAGGGCGAAGCAACAGCAGCCAAGGTTGCAGCCGATAATGCCTTTGCAGTAAAGATGAAGGCTTCTGACAAGTTGATTAACTTGTTCAAGGCTCAAGGTATTGAGGACCCAGCCTTTGCCACATTTATTACTAACAACATTATCAACGATGTATCTGAGGCACAGACTCTTATTGAGATTTATGACCAACCAGCGTACAAACTACGCTTTCCTGGCATGGACTCACTTCGTAAGAAGAACCGTACTATTGATGAAAAGACATACATTGGACTTGAGAATCAGATAGTTCAAACTCTTAAGTTCTTTGACCTACCTAAAGGTTTTTATGATGACCGTGCAACTCTTGGAAAGATTATTGGTAACGAAGTATCTCCAAAAGAGGTACAAGACAGAGCGCAGATGGCTCAAGACTTAGCCCGTGCTGCTGACCCAAATATCCGCCAGTCACTTATGGACTTCTACAAAGTGGGCGAAGGTGGCATTACTGCTTACTTCCTTAACGCAGATGCTGCGTTGCCATTGCTTGAGAAGTCTGCCAAGGCTGCTGAGATTGCAGGTATCGGTAAGACATACGGCTTTAATGAGTTTGGCATGTCAGAAGCAGAAGCACTTGGTGTTAAGGATTCCTATGCAAAACTTAGCCAGACAGATATGACTAAAGCCTTTGGTCGAGCAGCACAACTTGCTGCAACACAGTCACGACTTTCTTATCTTGAAAAGGGTCAATACTCAGATAGAGAAGCATTGGCTGCTACAATTGAAGGCGACCAGCAAGCAATACTTGCATCAGAAAAACGAGCACAACGAGAGCAAGCACGCTTCGGTGGCTCAAGCGGATTGAGCGCAGCCTCACTTCGCACTGGTTCCAACATATAAGAATCCCCACCCTGACCGACTAGCCCAGGGGGGCGTACAAGACTAGGAGCGATAGCCAGCATGGTTTCCCCGAACCATGTTGTGGATTGCGAATACAACAACTAACAAGGGAGATAGGTAGATGGCTACCAATTATGACGATGACGATTTCGATGAGGACTTTGAACCTCAGGATGTTGTCAAGCAATTACGCAGAGTAAACAAAACGCTAGAAAAGCGTTTGAAAGAACTCGAAGTAGAAGCAACAACTCTAAAGAATCAGACTCGTCAACGCACCGTAAAGGATGTGTTGACTGCAAAGGGTATTAACCCAAAGGTCGCAGCGTTCATACCCCAGGACTTAGAGGCTTCGGAAGAAGCAGTTAATAACTGGCTTAATGAATATGGCGATGTATTCGGTGTTAACCAAGATGCCAAAGAAGGCGAGAGCCAGGCATCGAACAACCCAGCACTACAAGCACAAAAGAGAATCAACGATGTTGTATCAACAGGTACTCCTCCAGGAGTAGATGAAGATGCAATGGCAAAGATTCTTAACGCTACAAGTGCTGCAGAACTCAGCGCAATACTCGGTGTTTCAGTTCAATAACTCAAACTACCAATCACCAGGAGGTGAACCCACATGGCATACACAGATTCGTCAGCACTCGCTGGCTTAGTCAAGCAAGCGTATGACCGCTATGTAGAGTTTGCGCTTCGTTCACAGCCACTGATTCGTTCAGTAGCCGACAAGCGCCCTACTCAACAGGCAATGCCAGGTTCAAGTGTTGTATTCTCAATTTACAACGACTTGGCACCAGCAACCGCATCACTATCAGAAACAACTGACCCAGATGCAATCGCACTATCAGATGTAACAACAGTTGCAGTAACACTACAGGAATACGGAAACGCATCTCTTGTAACACGCAAGTTGCAACTATTCTCACTATCAGATGTTGACCCTGCAGTAGCAGACATCATCGCTTACAACATGGCTGACTCACTAGACCGTCTTGCAATGGATACTCTCCGTCAAGGCACAAATGTTATCTACGGTGGCTCACGCACATCAACAGCAACAATCACATCATCAGACACAATCACTGCTGCTAATATCCGCCGTGCTGTGGCTAAACTTCGTTCAAACAAGGCTGTTCCTCGTGAAGGTTCACTTTACTGGACAGGTATCCACCCAGAAGTTTCACACGACCTTCGTGCTGAAACAGGTGTTGGTGGATGGAACGACATGCACAAGTATGCAGAGACAGGCACAGGCAACTTCTGGGCTGGCTCAATCGGAACTTACGAAGGCGCTTTCTTTGTTGAGACACCTCGTATGTACCGCTTTGCAGATGGTGCAGACCAGACAGCACTTGCTACAACAGCAGTAACTGTTGCTGGCGCATCAGGTGGATTTACACTTGGTGTTGCTTCTTCATCTGTAATCGCTACTTCTGCAGAAGCAGGAGATAAGATTTCAGGTACAGGTATTGCATCAGGTGCTGTAATTACAGCCCTCACAACAGTAGGTTCAACAACAACAATCACTGTAAACACTGCACACACTGCAGCAGTTACAGCGACAACAGTTGTAACAGTAACTCCAGAAACACCTGTCTACCGCACAATCGTATGTGGTAAGCAAGCACTTGCTGAGGCAGTTGCACAGGAGCCAAATGTTGTCATTGGACCAGTTACAGACAAGTTGCTCCGCTTCCGACCAATCGGTTGGTACGGCGTACTTGGCTTTAGCCTTTACCGTCAGGCAGCCCTTTACCGCATTGAGACTGGTTCTTCAATCGCTGGATAAAGTAATTGTAGTTGAGAGGGCGGTGCATGTGCCCGCCCTCTCTCTACACCAATAAAGGAGAAACAGTGGCAGAGTATTTATTTGTAACACCCAGTGTTGAAGAAACACCTATGGGCTGGCACCGACTTCTTGAGCGTTATTCTATTGCTCGTGGCGTAACAGTAATGATGATAAATGGTATGTATTCCTCCTATCGCTACCCCGCACAAACTGAGATTGCTACAGCAACAGAAGTCTACTTAGGTGGACATGAATATATTATTGACGAGGCAACTAAGAATCGTTTAACAAACGCAAGCATCGGTGGCAATTATGGAGAATACATAACCGAATTATGAACTTACATCAAAAACAAAAACACCCAGAGTTTGTTGAAGGTTGCTTTGGTTGCAAACTTGGAACTCTCCAACTATCCCCAGGAGATGCTGCAAGCAATAAAGGTATGTCCCAAAAGAAATGGGATAAAGAGTTGGACCTTTACAGGTCTGCTCGCAGTCAAGGAATCCAGCCAGCAGGAACATCCACCAGGCAGGTGCAAAAAGCAATAGATGATTCAAACAAAGTAGGCAAAGCCTACGATGCAAACACCAATAGTTTTAAGGGGTAAACATGACTGCCATTGTAGGTATTCAGGGAAAAGGCTGGGCGGTAATAGCAGCAGATTCCATGACTACCTATGATGACAAACCTTATTATGCCAAGGGTATGGATAAGGCAGTGCGTAAAGGTGATTATGTGTTTGCCTTTGCTGGAGATGCCATTGCTGGCAACATAGCAGAGTTTCTATGGACTCCACCTAAACTTATTAAGACAATGCCACTTGATGCTTTTATGCAAGTAAAGGTGCTTCCATCTTTACGAGAAGCAATGAAAGAACATGGCTATGAGCCAGATGCAATCAAAGACCCAAACGCTGGTTTTGATGCACTTATGTGTTTAAACGGTGTTATTTATGAAATTGACGAGGAGTACATGTGGTCACGAGATGACCGTGGACTCTACGCAGTAGGCAGTGGTGGGCAGTTAGCACTAGGTGCATTAGCCACTGGCTTTAGTAAGAACTCGATGAAGGCAGCAGAGTTTGCTGCTCGTAGAGCAATCAAGATTTCCGCTGACTACTGCATAGGTGTTGGTGGAGATGTCAAAGTAATCACTCAAAAGGGGAACAACATGCCAGCAATGAAGAAGAAGGCGCTATCGCCAGCAATGAAGAAGAAGGCTTATGCAATGGCTGAAAAAGTAGAGTCCAAGCCACAGAAGGCTAAGGAACTTAAGAAGGGCGTTGCAATGCTTAAGAAGGCTGTGAAGAAGTAATGTGCGTATCATGTGGCTGCGGGACTAAAACCGTCAACGCAGATGACAACTTTGGAACTATTAACCCGTACGGCATCCCTGCCCCTGCGGTCAATAATCCGACTACTCTTGGTGAAAAGTAATGCCGAAAGGCATGGGGTTTCAAGCAGCCCAGAAATCAATAGCCAAGAAGCAAGGTATCCCGATGAAAAATGCGGGTGCAATTCTGGCTGCAGGTGCACGCAATGCAAGTGCAGCAGCAAAGAAGAAGAATCCAAATCTTAAGAAGGTTAAAGGAAAATAAATGTCAGACCCAAGGCTAAAGCGAGCAGGAGTGTCAGGCTTTAACAAGCCTAAGCGCACACCAAGTCATCCAACAAAGTCACATGTAGTTGTGGCTAAGGAAGGCGATAAGGTCAAAACTATTCGCTTTGGTCAACAGGGTGTTAGTGGAGACAAGACACCTACAGCAAGACAAAAATCATTTAAGGCTCGTCATGCAAGCAACATTGCCAAAGGCAAAATGAGTGCTGCATATTGGGCAGATAAGGTGAAATGGTAATGGCTAAAAAAGAAGTATGGGATAAACCAAACCCTAAGAAAAAATCAACACCGCTATCACCTGCTGCTAAAGCATCAGCAAAGGCTGCTGCTAAAAAGGCTGGCAGAAAATATCCCAATCTTGTGGACAACATGAGAGCAGCACAAAAGAAAGGCAAGTAATTATGGCTACAGGTTATGACGGTTCAACACTCGTTGCTGAGTTAAATAGACTTGCCAATGAAGGCACTTATCCAAACCGAACTGTTTTTTTAGATGCACCAGGTGCTGCCAATAAATGGGCTGGAACAACTGGTAAAGATTTATTAGGAGCGCTGAACTACAAGGCTAGTTCATCTCGCCAACCAGATAACTTTAAAGGTTTAAACGCAGTATGCAATGAACTTGCTGGCACAACAGACAAGTCGGCAGTATCAGCATTGAGGAGCATTGACCTGTGAGCACACTTGAACAACTTACTGACCGTGTAGATACACTTCTTCACGGCTACAGTTTAAACATGGAATCAACCACATGGTTGACTGGCGCAATAACAACTACCACTCAGACCACTATTTCTGTTTATGATTCTAATGTTGTAAGCCGTGGCTTCATCCAAATTGGCGATGAGATTATGTATGTTAATACTACAAATAACATTGACAATACCCTTACCCTTGCACCATGGGGTCGTGGGCAGCGTGGCACAATAGCAACAACGCATGACAACTCATCTAAGGTAATGGTATCCCCACTGTTTCCTCGTTTTGAAATCAAGCGTGCTATTAACGACACACTCAATGCAATGTATCCAGATATATTTGCCATTGGTCAATACCAGTTCCCGTTTATTGCTGCTCGTACAACTTACGATGTTCCAGATGTAATTCAAAACATTTTGTCTGTGACTCACCATGTCATTGGTCCATCTCAAGAGTGGCTACCAGTGCGTGCATGGCAATTAGATAGAACAGCAAACCCAGCACAATATGGTACTAACGGTGCCTTTGGGCATACCCTTGGTATTTACTCATCAGTAGTTCCAGGGCGTATTGTCAATGTGGCTTACTCAAAGCGCCCAACACTTTTTGACATCACACAATTACCATCAGTTACACAAGAATACTCAACGGTAACTGGTATGCCTGACTACTCAGAAGATGTAGTTATCTATGGCGCAGCCTTCCGTATGATTTCTTTCCTAGACCCTTCACGCCTTGGTGCGCTATCTGCAGAAGCAGATGTGCTCGATAACCAGCGTGGAGCACGAAGTGGTGAGAACGCAGCACGCTTCTTGTTCAATGTTTACAACACTCGTCTTAAGGAAGTGGCGGAGAACCAGCGCCGTCAGTTCCCTATTCGTTCACACTATCAGAGATAAGGTAACCCCACCATGGCAGCAGGCGACCCAGGCGTACTCAAGCGGAACTTTTCCGCCACAGCAATTGAAACAACGCTCGTTAACTCTATTTCATCAGCAGCAACTGGTGATACAACCACAAGCGTTTCCGTTGTATCTGTTAGCGGTTACCCTGCTGCTCCATTTACACTCATCCTTGCACCAGATACCAACAAAGAAGAAGTTGTTACATGTATATCTGTAGTTGGAACAACACTTCAAATAATTCGTGGTCAAGATTCAACCCTTGCGGTTTCTCATACCGCTGGCACATCTGTTCGCCATGGTGTATCTGGTCGTGATTTTAGAGAAGAACAAACTCACATTGCAGCCCGTGGCTACGATGCAGATACTGCTATTCTTACTAACGCTGGTCAAACACATGTGCATGGACTTCAAACAGGCGATGGTTCAGTAGTTGGTTCTGACCAGTTAGTAACCCTTACTCGCAAAACTCTTACAACGCCAACAATTAACGGCGCTACCCTTACAGGCACAATAACTTCAACAGCATCCATTGTTGTTAGTGGCGCTGGAACAATTACTGGTCTTTCATCTGCTGGTATGTCTAGTTCATCTGCTGCACCTAAGTCTTATGTAGATGCAATCCTTGTTTTACAGCAAGCATCTGCTGCATCATCTGCAACCAGCGCATCTGCTGCTGCAACCTCAGCAACCAGCGCTGCAGCCTCTGCTACCGCAGCAGCAACAAGTGCAACAAGTGCAGCAACTAGCGCTACAAGCGCTGCTGCTAGTGCAACTACCGCTGCTGCTTCTGTGGCTACAATCGCAGCATCTGCAACAAGTGCAGCAAACTCTGCTAGTGCTGCAGCCACAAGTGCAACTTCTGCTGCTAATAGTGCTACTTCATCTGCTTCATCAGCAAGTGCTGCTGCTACAAGTGCAACCAGTGCTGCTGCCAGTGCAACTGCTGCTACTACCAGTGCTACATCCGCTGCTGCTTCTGCTACGGCTGCTGCTACCAGCGCTACAAGCGCTGCAGCCAGCGCTACTGCTGCTGGTACTTCGGCTACATCTGCTGCAGCCAGTGCTACTACTGCTGCTGCATCTGTTGCAGCAATTTCAGCCTTTGCAACTACTGCATCTAACTCAGCATCTGCTGCTGCCACATCAGCCACAAGCGCTGCTACATCGGCAACTTCATCTGCTACATCTGCCTCTGCTGCAGCAACATCAGCATCAAGTGCTTTAACATCTCAAACAGCAGCAGCAACCTCGGCTACTAGCGCAGCAACAAGTGCTACTGCAGCAGCCACCTCTGCTACATCAGCAGCAGCATCGGCTACCGCTGCAGCAACTTCTGCAACTAGCGCTGCTACTTCTGCATCATCTGCTCTAACAAGCCAGACAGCAGCAGCAACCTCTGCAGCCAGTGCTGCAACAAGTGCATCATCAGCAGCAGAAACTTATGACAACTTTGATGACCGCTATCTTGGTGCTAAGACAGTAGCCCCAACGGTAGACAACGATGGCAACCCACTTATTGTTGGTGCCCTGTACTTTAACTCAGTAACTGGAATCATGGGCGTATGGTCAGGTAGCGCATGGGTTGCAATCAACACAACAAGTTCTTACTCAGCACCAACCCTTGGTTCAACGCTTATTCCATCTGGAACAACAGTCGGAACTATTGCTGGTTTAACGCTTACAGCACCAACGCTAACTGGAACAGTAACTGCAAGTGGGGATATAAACCTATCAGCAGCCCGTGGTCCAGGTAGTTTAATTGACGAACTAACCCTGCTTCTTATGGAAGCAATCTAGGAAAGGTAGTAACTAATGGCTACATTAACCCAGGCTCTTGCTAGAACAGCAGCAGCCACATCAAGCACAACCCTATACACGGTGCCGACTACAACAACTATAACTGTTGTATCAAACATTGTATTGGCTAACGCAGCAACATCCGCATCAACAGCAACTATTGCTATTGATGGCGTTGCAGTTGTTCCTGCAGTATCTATCCCTGCTAATTCACTTATAGGCTTTGACCTTAAGCAGGTTATTCCTGCCAACGCAACACCTAAGGTAATTACTGGCTTTGCATCTACAACTGCTGTGTCAATCCACATCAGTGGAGTGGAGATTTCATAATGGCATTTCAACAATATCCACAAAAGTTTGGTATTCCATCAGGTAATACTGCTGGTCGCCCAAGTAATCCTATTATTGGTGATACTTACTACAATGGTCAAACCGAAGTTCTTGAAATTTACAATGGTACTGCTTGGGTTGCAGCATCTGCTCCTCCAGCAGTTCCGTCTATTGTAAGCGTAACTGATGTTGGAACTGGGTTGGCTTATGCTACTGGTGGAACTTTTACTGTTGTGGTTGCCCCTGGTTCAGGTGGTTCAACACCATTACAATACAATATATCAACAAGTGCTGGTGGATTTTCGGCAACAACAAGCGGTACAACGGCATCTTTAACAGGATTAACTCCTGGCACATCTTTTGTTGTATTGGCAAATGCTCAAAATAACTTTGGAACAACTGTTAATAGCAGTCCTTTTTCTGCTGTCACTGCAACAACAGTGCCACAAGCACCAACTATTGGAACTGCTACTGCATCAACATCGGCAAATCAAATAACTGTAACTTGGACACTTAATGCAAATGGTGGTAAAAACCTTTCTGCCGTTATTATTACTCCTTACTTAAATGGAACTACTGCTGAAACAGCACAAACAGCAGCAACAACAAGTTCAACATCTTTTACTTTCACAACAGCCATGATTACTGCTGGTAGTAATTATACATTTAAGGTTAAAACAACTAACGCTAATGGAACTAGCCTTGAAAGTTCTGCAACAAACTCTGCAACAATGCCCAATAATATAACTGTTGATTATTTAGTTATTGCTGGTGGCGGTGGTGGCGGGTCTGGTCTATTATCAGGCAACACTGAATCTGGCGGTGGTGGCGGTGCTGGTGGCTATAGAAGCACTGTAGGAACTTCTGGTAGAGGTGCTGCACAAGAAACTGCTTTGCAAACCACAATGAGTGCAAAAACAGTAACAGTTGGTGCAGGTGGTCCTGGTGCGCCATCGGGTAACAGCAACGGAAGCACAGGTAATGATTCTGTCTTTAGTACAATCACATCAGCAGGTGGTGGTAGAGGTGCAAAGTCTGAGGTTGCTGGCGGAAACGGCGGTGCTGGTGGCGGTGCTGGTTCAGGAAACGGAACATTTGGTGGTGGTCAAGGAACTAATAACCAAGGCTATGACGGCGGTACTGGTACTAACGGTGCGCAAGGTGGTGGCGGTGGTGGCGCTGGGGGTGCTGGTCAAAATGGTAGTACATACATAACTGGCGGAAACGGCGGAAGCGGTCAATCATCTTCAATTACTGGAACCTCAGTCACTCGCGCAGGAGGCGGTGGTGCTGGTAGTTACACTGGCGGTTCTGCTGGCTCAGGTGGCGGTGGCGCAGGCGGGTCAAGTGGAAATGGCTCTCCAGGTACGCAAAACACAGGTGGTGGCGGTGGTGGAGGCGGTGGTAATAACAATTACACTGGTGGTCAAGGTGGTTCTGGCGTTGTTATCCTTAGATACGCAGACACCTTTACAATAACTATTGGAGCAGGTTTAACAGGTACAGAAAGTGCAGCAAGTGGTGGTTACAAGCGAGCCACTCTTACTGCTGGTACTGGAAATGTGAGTTGGTCATAATGGCACACTATGCCTTTTTAGATGAAAACAATATAGTCACAGAAGTAATTACTGGTATAGATGAAACAGAAACCATTGAAGGGTTAGATACCGAAATTTGGTATGGAAAATTTAGGGGTCAGGTATGCAAGCGTACCTCTTTTAATGGAAACATCCGTGCAAATTATGCAGGTATTGGGTATAAATACGACTCAGATTTTGATGTGTTTATTGCACCTCAACCATTTCCTTCTTGGAAATTAAACTACACAACTTTTCAATGGGAAGCACCAGTTGCTAAGCCAGAAGATATTGAAGGTTTTGTATGGAAATGGTCTGAGATAAATAAAGAGTGGATTAAAAAAGAAATCCCTACAGAATAATCTGTACACCTGAGCATGTGTTTAAACGGCTCACTATTATTTTTAACCTAAGGAGATACAGTGGCTAGTCGTTCACCCGATATATCCGAGCGCACGATAATTGATTTATCTGGTCGCCTTTCTACATACTATGATTTAAACGGTAACGCCTTTGACATGGCTATCGGTGGCTTGCCATTTATTATGGCAGTAACAGACAGTACACCTTACCGCCGACAGACTGCAGAGTTTCGTGTTCAGCGTGTAGACCAGATGCGTGACCCAGGCGAGCATACCCTCGGTGGCTCTGGCTACTGGACTCGTGCACAATCATCATGGCATTATGGCGAGGGTGTTCTATTTGCTGAGCCAATGGAAGGTAATGAAAACGAAGTTCGCTTTCGCTTCCGTGATTCTTATGGCATAGATGTATGGACTCCAGGTGAGATAAGCCTAATTAAAAGAAGCACACTTGTTCAGGCTTTTACTGGCAAGTGCAAGATAGATACAGGTGCAAGCAGTGCAGGAGTTGCTTTCCTTGTAGCAACCGATATGGCACCACGCACCTCACAAACTACAGCAATGTATAAGATTACAAGTTCTGGCTCATCTACACCTTTGGTTAACTTCTCATCATTTACTAATGAAACTATCCTTGCTACCACATCTGATGGCACATACATGTATGTTGCTACAACTGCTGGCATTTACGATGTTCAACTATCTGATGGAACCACCCATAAACATTATGGTTATGATGGTTTAACGGCATCAAATGTAGTTATTAAATATGCTAAGAATCGTGTTATTGCTGCGTTTGGATTTACTGATGGAACTTTCTCAGCCTATGAACTTACATTTAAAGACCATGGTGGTGCGCCTGTTGTTCAAATTAAACCAGGGATGAGCGCTTCCCAAGGAGACCTTATTAACGGGTCAACTTTAATGCCTGCATTATGGCAATGGTCAGGCATTACCGAAGGAACTAACGCCATTTATTTTGGTGGCTACGCTGGCGACCACTCTGTTATCTTTAAATTACAAGTAGATAATACTGCTGCGTTAGGCACGCTTATTACCGCTGCCACCTTGCCACGAGGCGAAACTGTTTTATCTTTGTATACATACCTTGGCACCTTTCTTATGCTTGGCACAAATAAGGGCGCTCGCATTGCAACCTTAGACCAAAACGGTGACCTGACATACGGACCATTGGTATTTCACAATGAGAACGGTGTCTATGATTTTGAAGGGCGTGACTCTTACATCTGGGCTGGAAATACAAACCAAGTAAATACTAACTCAGGTACTACACGCATCAACCTTGGTCAGCCACTTACTCTTATTGGCTATGCTCAACCTATCTCTAGTGGTGTGTATGCCCGTGCAACGGATGCCTATGCAGACGGTATCTTCGGTACAGTAAATGCCGTTCGTATTTTAGGTGCTAATAACCAAGTTGCTTTTGCAATCAATGGTTCAGGTATTTGGCTACAACATCCAACCGAGTTGGTTGAATCTGGACAAATCCGTACTGCTCGTATTCGTTATGACACCATGGAAAACAAAGCATGGAAGCGTATCCGTGTGCGTACATCTGATGACATAGCAGGTGGTGATATTGAAATCTTTAAGATTGGTCCAACAACAGACACTGTTATCACTACGCTTTATGAAGGCAATACCACTACTGCTGATATTGATTTAGGTGATGCCTACCAAGCAGCAGGACCAGATGCATCGTTTAAACTTACTCTTACCCGTAACTCTACTAGCGCAACCACTGGTCCAGTAGTGGTAGGTATTGCTGTTAAGGCTTTGCCAACACCTACTCGTGCTCGTGTGCTACAGATTCCTTTGTTCTGTTATGACAAAGAAACAGACAAGACAGGCAACATCATTGGCTACGAAGGCTACTCAAGAGAGCGTTTAAATGCACTAGAAACTATTGAAGCCAACGGGCAAACAGTTATTCTTCAAGACTTTAATCAAGGTGGAGAGCCAACCGAAGTCATCATTGACCAAGTTACCTTTACTCGCTCTACCCCTGCTAACCGTAACTACACAGGCTTTGGTGGAATCATCACACTCATTGCCCGTACTGTCGTATAAGGAGAACCATGTAATGACTGCTGCAAATTGGGCTGGACTAATCGTATCTGTAATAGCAATTGTATCTGCATTTACAGGCTCTGTTAGATGGTTAGTCAAGCATTATCTTGTAGAACTTAAGCCCAATTCTGGCTCAAGTCTAAGAGATTCCGTTGATAGATTGGAGCGACAAGTTGAAGAAATATATCGCATCCTTCTTTCTCGCAATAACTCTTAGCGGTTGCGGTTACCAAGGCTGGGTTAGATACCCATGTCAAGAGTTTGAAAATTGGGAAAAGCCTGAGTGCAACCCACCTCAATGTATTCCAACTGGTACTTGTACTAAAGATATTTTGCCTGGAGTAACTGATGAACCAAAGAAATAAACTAAGCCCAGAAGAATTACATGCAAGGTTAATTGTAACTATTGGAATTATCTTAGCCATTGTATTTGCTGGCTCTGTATTTGCGCTGCTCTATGCATTGCTATTTATCACACAACCACTGGGAGAACAGGCACCAAACGATGCTGCATTTATTGACCTTGTTAGTACCTTGTGCGTGTTTCTTACTGGTTCTCTTGCTGGCGTACTTGCAGGAAATGGATTGAAGTCTAAGCCAAAAGAAAAGAAAGATGGAGAATAATGAAACCTGTAGTTAACAGAGCCACACCTGCTGCAATCGCAGTGCTGCGCCAAGCAACAGCATTAAAACCATTTCGCAAGAAAGCCTCAGATGGGCTGCTTCCAAGTGCTGCTCATGTAAAAGCCAGCCCTAATTCAGACCACAACACAGGACTTGCAGTTGACTTAACACACGACCCTAAGCAGGGCATTGATTGTGTTGAGATATTTGAAAAGTTAAAGGAAGATGCACGAGTTGACTATTTAATTTTCCAAGGAAAGATTTGGTCAAAGGCTCGCGCTAAAGAAGGTAACCGCAAGTACACAGGTTCTAACCCACATAACAAACATCTTCATATTTCAATCAAGCCAGAACTATCTAAGGATACAAGCCCTTGGTTTTGGTGGCTTAACCAGCCAAAAATTATTAACCAGGTGGTATCAAAGGTGATGCCAGTACCTGCTAAAAAGGCGTATACCGCCGAAGTTTGTACCTGTTGCAAGGTGCATAGCAAGACAAAATAAAGGAGCAATAAATGAATCCACAGTTAAAGCAAGTTGTACTATCTTGGTTCCGTGCAGCAGCAGCAGCAGCCGTTGCATTGTATGTAAGCGGAATTACTGACCCTAAGCAATTAGGAGCAGCAGCATTAGCAGGTCTTGCAGGACCAGTTCTTAAGTGGCTAGACCCATCAGCAACAGAGTTTGGTCGTGGCTCTAACTAAGTAGTTTAAACAGATTAGCCCCTCGCTTTTTAGCGGGGGGCTTTTTTGCTTTCCCAATCTCTATTGTCTTGGGTCTTTAGTCGGTGGCAGTTGGCACATAGTGTCTGTAGATTTTCTATGTCATTGTTTTGATGGTTGCCATCTATGTGGTCTATATCCAACTGGCTACGGTGTATGGCTACAAAGCCACAATCCTCACAGTAATCCTTTTTGTATTTAGATAACTTAACACGATTAACATTGGACTTAGTTCGACAAGACCAGTAGCCTCGTTGCTTTAACTTAAGTCTTGTGGGTCCACACACTGCACAGATACCCCATCGTTTGGCTGGGTTCTTGAGCAGCAGGCGATGCTGCTTTGGTTTATCCGCCTGTCGAGTAGAAGCCAGAGGCATTGAACTTCACTGGTGGGCTACTCCAAATGCGAGACATCAATTGGCTACAGCATGTACACATAGGCGCATCAGCCTCGGCATGCATCGAACGCTCAATCTCCACGACTATCTCACATTGTGGACACTTGTATTCGTACTTACTCACGAGTATTAAGAATCCTCTTTAATGCGTTTAAACGGCGTTGTCTGGCTTTTTGTTCACGATTTACTCCACGGCTAAAGCCGAGGCGGTAAAAGAAATATGCTTCAATCAAAGCAATCAGTATTAGAATTAGTTTCATTGTCATCCACTGGTGTAGGTACGGTAACTAATGCGCCACAGTCAGCACACTTAGCATCAGTAAACCATAGGCTAATCTCGTTATCTTCAAACATGCATCCAACTTGGAATACAAGATGCCCACAATTCAGGCAAACACTTGAAGGTATACCACGCAAGTTCACTTGGGCTGGCTTCGCTCGCCTCTTGACGAGTCTCGCTATTACACCCTTACGCTGCACGAACAGGAGTGTAGTAGTCGTTTAAACTACATGCTTGTAATTCGACTTCGGCGTGTCGCACAATAGAGCAGACTTTGTGCAGTAATCTCCTCTATTGAAAGGAAGTAAATATGACACTCGAACAAGTAACAGGTAAGAATTATGTCAGCCACTCTGCCCTAAATACATGGCTCAGTTGTGGCTGGCAGTTCTACCTATCACGAATACAGCATGTTCCAGAACAACCATCTTACTGGTTAGCAGGTGGTAAGGCAGTACATGAGGCAACGGAAAACTATGACCGTTTGTACCATGGTATGCCTAATCAAGATGACTTCTCAGAAATTGCAGCATTTACTAATTTTTGGGATGCCAACTTCAAGGGTGCCGATAACGGTATGCCTTGGCGTGCAGGTGGTCGTGCTACTAAAGCCAATCCAAATAAAGAGGATGCTGCTTGGTGGCTAGACAACGGACCAAAGATGATTAACTTTTGGACACAGTTTAGACAAGACAGTGGCTTCAATATGTATCAGTTACCTGATGGCAGTGAGGCTATTGAAACAGAACTTAATCAGGAAGTTGGGGGCGTACCTTTAAAGGCGTTCCTCGACCGACTAATGGTTGCACCGACTGGTGAGTTGATAGTAGTAGACATTAAGACAAGTTCTCGTGAACCTGCCTCACTAACTCAACTAGGTATCTACGCAATTCTTGTGGAGAAAACCTTTGGTGTTCGCCCATCTCTTGGCTCTTACTTTATGGCTCGCACTGGGGAACTTACTGCTCCTCAATCATTAGACCGTTACACTGAGGCACGCCTTGGTTCATGGGCTAAAGGCTTTGAGTTAGCCATAGAAAATAAAATCTTTATCCCACAAGTAAGCACCATGTGTGGTACTTGCTCTGTCAATGCTGCATGTTATGCAGTTGGCGGTAAAGACTCTCACCTCTACCCTGAAATAACAATAGGAGAAAACAAATGAGCACTACCGAAGCAGCAATTCAAATTAACTTCAAGACAAAGCGTGATGGCATGTTGATTAACCTTCGTGCTAACGATGCGATTGAACTTGATGGTCTACTAGATGCACTATCACAACGCCTTGCTACATTGATTGACTTAGAAACAACAGTTGAATCAATGGCACAACCATCAGCACCAACATCTCCAGCAGCAACTATTGCTGCAGCATTTCCAAATGCACAAGTAGTATCACAACCTCCAGTTGCAGGCTATAAGCCAGCAGGTGCAGGAGCACCACAGTGCACATGCGGTGCAGGACCAATGCGTTTGGTACCAGCAGGTATTGCAAAATCAACTGGTCGCCCATACAAGGGCTTCTATGCATGTCCACAACCACAGGGTCAGGCTTGCCAAAACAAGGTACCTGCATAACCCATGCGCCTACTCAGCCGTGCTATTAGAACAGCATCACAAGGTGGTGCCACGCTTCCTGTTGTGTGGCAATCACTTGCTGCTCAACAAATAGCAATCCGTTACGGCGAGGTAAGCATGATTGCTGGACCGCCAGGGGCAGGCAAGTCAACACTTGCTCTGTCCTTGGCAGTCCGTGCAAAAGTTCCTACTCTTTACATTTCAGCAGACACACACTCACATACGATGAGCCTTCGTCTACTTGCTTTGCTAACTGGCAAGCATCAGTCAGATGTTGAACCATTGATGGAAGCAGACAGAGATTGGGCAGCACAAATGCTCAAGCCTGCTGACCATATTATGTGGGAGTTTGATTCATCCCCAACGCTTAAAGATATTGAAGATGCAGTCCTTGCATCTCGTGAGCGACTGGGCGAAGATGTGCGTTTAATTGTTTTAGATAACGCAGTGGATGTAACGATGGACTCACAAGATGAGTGGGGTGGGTTGCGTACCTTGATGAAAGAACTCAAGTGGTGGGCTAGAGAAACTGGAGCAGCCGTTGTTGTGTGTCACCACACCAGCGAAGGTATGCCTGGCAATCCATGTCCTCCACAAAAAGCACTACATGGAAAGGTGGCGCAGACCCCTTCGTTAATCCTTACCATACATAATCAGATTTCTACAATGGGAGTCTGTGCTGTTAAGAACCGTTATGGTCCTGCTGATGCAACTGGTGGTACACCAGTGTGGTTGTCTTATGAACCAGCATCAATGCAAATCAATGATGTTATTTCGTACGAACCGATGCAGTTAGTTTAGGAGAACACATGTGGGAACTTACAGTAGTTGAAAACGCTGGTGAAATACCAGTAGATAAAGTCAAAGATGAGATTTCAGTTGAAACAAAACCTCTCCTCATAGACATCAAGGCTCAGTTAATGATTGCTAAGCCTAAGACACTTACATATACCGTTGGTTGGAGGGCAATTGTTTGGCAAAATAAAGAGACTGGTCAGTTCAAAGACCTATCCGAAGCAGAGTACAATCAATATATTACAAGCGGGTCTGTCAATCCCACAGGGGGAGATGGAAAAGATGGTAAACAAGATGAAGTTACCAGCGGAGATGAAGGAAGCACTGCTTGAAGAACTGCCTCAAGTAATTGAGCAGATGGAGGAAGTAGCCAAGAAGGTTTACGACCCCCATCAGATATGGCTAGAAGCCATGCAGTTTGCAGACTATGTAACGCAACTATCTACCCATCTTAAAGATGACCACGGTAGAGATTGCATACTAGACATAGCAGAGCAGTTAACTAACATGTCCAACTCGTTTAAACAAATGGGAGAGAACGCACTACGGGTTCTTGATGAAGCAGAAGGGGAGCACAATGGCTAACAGTAATCAAGAAACATTATCTCTTGGTTGGTGCGACAACGGTATGGTGGATGGGAAGTTTGCCGAAGGTATTATGTACACCACCGTGACCGCACCATCACACAAGATGGCAATTAACAACGCTATTCGTGTTCAAGGTAATCAGATTGGCAGACAACGCCAAGCGCTGATGGACATGTGGTATGACAAAGTAAAGACAGACTGGTTGTTATGGGTTGACTCTGACATTGTGCTTACCGCTGATGTGCTTGGCATGTTATGGAAGATAGCCGATAAGAATACTAAGCCAGTTGTATGTGGCACTTACTTTATCTCCAAGCAAATGGAGTCATCGTTAATGCAACCTATGCCTGCTTTATTTCATGAAGTTAGTGAGTATGAGATTAAATACCTACACCCACTACCTAAGGATGAAGTAGTAAAGGTTGACTGTGCTGGCTTAGGTCTTACCCTGATGCATCGCAGTGTTGTTCCTAAGTTGCGTGCCATCTCACCTGACTACTCAGTGTTTGCTGAGAAGGAAGGGCTAGGAGATAAGTATGTTGGCGAGGACATTGTGTTCTTCCGTAACCTAAAGAAGGCTGGCGTTGATGTGTATGCACACACTGGTGCAGTTGTTAAACACATGAAGCGGTTTGCCTATGACGAGAACTACTATGCGTTGTATTGGCAGGCTGCAGCAGCAGCAGAAAGGCAGACAAATGGCGACACAACAAGCGAGTAACAAGCGCAGAGGTGCAGCCTTTGAGATTGACCTTGCTGATTGGTTAATGCAACAAGGTTTAAACGCTCAACGATTACCTCGTGCAGGGCGTAACGACATTGGTGATGTATTTCTACCAGCAAACAACGACATCTATGTTATTGAAGCCAAGGCACCACGGCGTGATGGCAAGGTAGACCTATCGGGTTGGTTGCGCGAGGCATACTTAGAGGCAGAGAACTACCGTAAATCTAAGAACATGAAGGTAGCACCTACGCCATTGGTAATTATCAAGGCATCTAATAAAGGAATCGAGGATGCCTATGTTGTACAAAGGCTAGGTGACATCCTTGCAAAACTCTAAGCACGACATAGTTAAAGTCCTTGAGCATTACGGTTTTGAGATACCGCATGGAAGGCGTGGGTGGTTTACGCTGCGCTGCGCTTTCCACGGTGATAGAGTTAAGTCTGCCCGTTTAAACATAGACAACGGTGGGTTTCGTTGCTTCGGATGTGAGATGGCTGGAGATGTGTATTCACTTATCATGAAGAAAGAAGGAGTGGGATTCAATGAGGCTAAGCAAATCGCAGAAGGAATTACTGGAGAAAGCAACGGAGAGTTACGCTCAAAACCTACAGGAAATAGTGCCGTATCTACAGAGCAGAGGTATCACAGAACAGACAGCGACTATGTTTCGCCTCGGCTTCGTAAGAGAGCCTGAGATGGGGCATGAACCTTATGTTGGTAAGTTAGCAATCCCTTACCTCACACCCACAGGAGTGATTGACATACGGTTTCGTAGTTTAAACAGTGATAGTGGTCCCAAGTATATGAGTAGACCAGGGGCTACGACTCACATCTATAACATCACTGCACTTAGTAATGACTCAGAGATACTTGCTATCTGTGAAGGTGAACTCGATACAGTGGTAGCAACACAAGCAGGGTTCAGCGCGGTTGGTTTGCCTGGGGCTAACAACTGGAAGTCCTTTTACAATCGTGTACTTGCTGACTGGTCAAAGGTTATCTTGCTATGTGATGGTGACAATGCAGGGCGTGAGATGGCTAAGCATTTAAGTCGAGAACTAGACAATGTGTTTCCTGTGTTTATGCCTGAGGGTCAAGATGTTAATGATGTTTACTTAGCAGAAGGTGCTGACGGTTTACGAAAGCGAGCAGGCATCTAAAGATGATGGTAAAGAACTCATCATTTGATTTAGACTTTGGCTACGGTCGTAAGGGTGAACAATTAGTTGAGGCTTTACTAACAGAAGGCAAGACAGTAGAAGTTAAGCGTGACCGTAAGTGGTGGGCAACTAACAACATTTATGTAGAGGTTGAGTGTTGGTTTAACAAGAGTAAATCGTGGGAGCCATCGGGTTTGATGGTTACTACTGCCGAGTATTGGGCGTTCGTACTTGAGCGCGGTGTTGTAATGGTACCAACAGACCATGTGCACTACGCAATCAGGGAGTTTGGTAAGGAAATTACTTGCGAGATACCACCGAACTGGAGTAAAGGCTTCCTAATTACTATCGAGGATTTACTAACAACAATGAAGGAACTTAAACATGGAGAACAATAACGAATTGTTATGGGAAAGCGTATACAAAGTGGCACGCTACAGTGCAACACGATGTGTGCGTATCCATCGCAACCTCGTATCTGTTGATGATGTATTCCAACACTTAAGCCTATGGGCAGTAGAACATTGGCATAAGATTGAGGAGTGGGAAGGGCAGGATTCTTTAGTGTTTAAACTGCGCCGAACATTTAACAACGAGAGTCAGAAGTTTGCAGCCAAAGAGCGTGCGTATAAAACAAAGTCCATACCAAGCGATGCGTTCTACTATACACACGAGATACTTCAAGAGTTACTGCGTGATGTATGGAACTACGAGCAGTGGGTATCATCAGGTTCGCCAGCAGATGCAGAGTTTATTAGCAAGACAAGTAAACCTAATGAAGGCATGAACAGAGAAGCAATGTTGTCAGATGTAAGCGGCTCACTTGCCCGTTTAAACGAGCAGGACAGGGACTTGTTGCGGCGTAGGTTTGACGGTGGCGGTACTGACTTCGATGTGCTTGCCGTTGAGTACAGTGCCAGCGAGGAAGCGTTGCGTAAGCGTGTCTCTCGTGCACTTACTAAGTTACAAGACAGACTAGGTGGGGAACAACCTCAATGGAACAATCGTAGATACAGGAAACCCGATAATGATTAGACCTAAGTACCAACGCATGAAACCATGGAACTGGATAGGACTGCCGTTGTATTACATTGGCATCTGTTTAAACGACATAGGGTATTATACTTACCTGGCTGGAGATAAAATAATTTGGTTTAAACGCAAACAGATTGGATACATTGACAAATGATTATTGGATTAAGTGGATACGCACAATCAGGTAAGGACACTGTTGCTGAACTGTTGTGTTTAAACTATGGGTTCAAGCGTATATCTTTTGCATTACCTATGCGTGATGCAATCTATACACTCAACCCTTATGTTGAAGGTGGCAATCGAGTTGTTGATTTAGTAGATGAGTATGGTTGGGATGTAGCCAAGGCTAACCCTGAGGTGCGCCGTTTACTTCAAGTATTTGGTACTGAGGTAGGTCGCAATCTTTTTGGTGAAACCTTTTGGATTGACCAAGCGTTTAAACGAGCAGAAGAATACGAACGAGTAGTTTTTTCTGATGTGCGTTTTCCTAATGAAGCACATGCTATTCAAGCCAAAGGTGGTGATGTGTGGCGTATCAATAGACACAATCACGCACCAGTTAACGCACACAAGAGCGAGCATGCAATGGATATGTTTATGTTTAAACATGTTATCTATAACGATGGCACGCTTAATGATTTATCTGATGAAGTGTTCATGCTTGCTAAACAACTAGGTTTGTAAAATGCAGAAGCCCCGCAAAGGACTGGAACCCTGCGGGGCTTTTGTATGGGCACCTACTTTACGCTTCCCCTTCGTAAGGGAGATGCCCAATAACTTTACTGTATCACATGCCGAACCCTCGTGGGTCGCTGACCTGTAAGTTCAATGCCTTTCGTGCTGCGTGTCTACGGTAAGGGGTAGTGCCACCCCACACACCGCTGCGTTCGTGGACTAGACCCCACTCAAGGCACATCTCCATGACTGGACACTCGGCACACATGCGAGCAAAGATATTCTCCTCCTCAAGTGTGAACACATCCCTGTCGGGGTAAAACAATTCAACATCTAACCCCTTACATGCAGCGTTCTCGGTTAGTTCACGATTCCATTGCAGTTTAAACGCTAGGTTATCCTTGCCTCGGTTGCGAACCTCTCGCTTTTCCATAACACGATGGTGTTTAATCTCCATTAGTACCACCCCTTGGCAAGGTGATGAGCGTATGCTCGGCAGATGCCACGAGATTTGCCATATCTGTGGTCAAGATATTTGAGTCCAGCATCCACCTGTTTAAACCCATCTTTAGTTGGCTTAACATTTATATTTACCCATGTTGCAGGCATAAGTTGTGCGATGCCCATGGCTTTGCTTGATTTGTTTAGTGCAGCAGGTCGCCAGTTGCTTTCCTTTGTCCACAATTCATAGAGACATGGATACTGTTCAAGTTTGTTTTGTTCAGTTAAGCGTTGGATAGCGTAGCGTTGGTACTCGTTGTCGTAGTACGCAATCACCTCACCCTTGGGTGCGTGTGAAGTTATCTGTACTCGTGGGTTGAACACAAGAAAGATTCCGAGTATCACTACCGTAACAATCCATAGTCGAGCATGCGGGTGTATCTGTTTAAACATACTCAGCCTCTAACTTTGCACGGTTACCACACACTCGACTAATGAAAGTCAAGATGTCTTGAGGGATGTCGGTGTCATTGCCATGACTATCAGTTAAACCAAGCACAATCATATTACCTACGATGGTGGGTGAGTTGCCGAACATGAAAGATAAGGCGCTCGCCACTGTGTTAATTGATAATCCCTTGAGCAACCCTTCCTCATTTACATAGCCTTGGCATACGCCAGTGCCGTAGTAATCATGCATGCCAATCGGTTCAATCAATCCATCCACTGCTGCTTGCATGTCGGAGAGTTGTTTAAACTCTTTCTCCTCGTATGTTCCATCTGTGTATAGCACTGCACCTTTAGGCATAGTTGTTCTCCTTTAGTTGTCCGTTCTTGAACTCTTTACCTACCTGATACTCCCGACCTATCTTGTCAATCTCCTCGCTGAGTTTGTTCATGAACTCGTTGCGTTGAGACGGTGATAGGTGGGTAATCATCTCGTCTGTTACCTCGGCGTACCATAAAACTTTTGGTTGCTTGGGTTTGGTATCAGAAGAAACTGCAGTGCGCCAGTTGCGTTTAAACATTTAGTTCACCAGTCCTTTCATCATTTCATTTAGTTCTCCGTAAGCGAGGTCGCTTGCGTTGTACTTGCATCCATCAATGGTTGCCTTGCCTTCGAGTCCAGCAATCTTTACCCAATCACGATAAGGCTTGGCACCTTGGTAGTTCTTGATGAATAAAGTTGCTGATAAATAGAGGGCGTAGTCGTTCTGAATCCACAACGCAATGTTCCATGTGTTGTAGTTTTTCCAGCCCTCGTATGTTGTTGGCTTGCTCATAGTGATGCCTCCAGTTCTGCAATCTGTGCCTTGAGATGTTCGATTCTTTCAGCAGTTGATGGTTTTACCTTGCCACCTAAAGCAAGCACATGTGAGCGATAGATAGCATCGTATTCACTGCGGTATTTTTTGACTAAGTATTTGCGTGCCTCACCTTGGGCGATGGCATGCGCTGAGCGTTCTTTCATTTGTATCCAGTCCTTTGTTCTTGGTAGCAGTGTTGCTACATGTCCGAGTATTCAGGAACCAAGAAGTGAAGTCAAGGATTTAAAAGAAAAAAGATTAACTATTTTTTTGTTTAAACAAGATGCTATCTTTTTTAGTTTTATCAACCTTGTGGTTGATAAAACCTATCCTATCACACATGTCAACCTCACTGTTTAAACGCATGTCGTTAGCAGTCTGGTGCTGTGAGTGCTAACTGTTTAAACATGCTGTACCACCAGACCAACCACCACCGCCACCACCGCCACCATTGTTTAAACAATTAAGTTTTTACCTGGTTTCCAGGCAAAAGAAAACCCCCGCCGAAGCGGGGGCTATCTTTATCGGAGGATGCTGGGGCTATCTCCGAAACTTAGAAGGCTAGTTCATCTTGGTCAGCCCAATACTTGTCGAGTTCTGCATCGGTTAATCTACCGAACCCTCGCCAGTTGTTTGTATAGACCTGTCTAAACGGCTCGAAGTTCTGATGCTCCACAATCTTGCCATCTTTGACCTTGAAGTATTCACCCTCGTTGGCTGCGTATGACCAAGCAAGCACCGAGTCAAGCATTACGGATGCGTTTTCGATAGTCTCCTCAGTTGAGCCATAGACCAGCGAACCTGATGCGGTTTGCCCAATCCATAGGGGCGATGAGTTGACACGAGCAAGGTGCAATGTGTTGCCCTTACCCTGTTCAATCCAAGCCAGTGCAGCGGTGCCTTGTACCTGTGAGAGTAACTCGGTGATAGGTGCAGAAGTAAATGCGATTAGTGCAGCGACTGCCTCGCTATCTACCTGACCATGGCGCTTGACCTTGAGTTGTTTAAACAGTTGGTCATCGTTGCTGATGTGTCCGTTGTGAGTGAGTACGATTTTGCCACGAGGAATTGGGTGGTTGTTATCGTTTACCTTTGGCGAACCCTGAGTTGCCCAACGAGTGTGCAAGATAGCGGTGGTTGCGTTTAAACAGAGTCGCTTGCCTGCATCTGTTGTGATGAACTTGGTTGCAGCAACGGGTGCCTTGGTGATTACACGATTGCCTGACTTGGGGTTAATCCAAGCAGCGCCAGTGGCATGGTAGCCACGATGTTCGATGTCGAGCAGCATCTGTGCTGCAAGGTCGGTCTGATTCTGATTGTGCTTTGGGTTAAGGCAGAAGCCTGCGATTCCACACATAATTTATTTCTCCAGTCTGCTAGTTGTTAGTGGTTAAGTGTATCACATGGGCTGATAACTTTTACCAGCCTGTTTAAACGGTCGGCTGCCAATAGGTAATCGGCATCCTCTTTGGTGTAAACACTATTGAACTTGCGACCCGATGGGTCGGTGCCTTCAATAATGTATAACGATTCGTTATCTTTCATCATGGTCACCAAGCCAATACCATGCCCATGTTCCAGCGATGATTGCAACGATGAGTAATGCACGACCATCGAAGATTGAAAGGTCCATGTTTAAACACCAGCCTTAATATCTTGGATGTGTGCTCTGAACTTTAAATCTCCAACATTTAAGTCAGCGATTGTTTGATTGATTTCTTTCATGCTTGATGCAGTTAGGTTGACACCAATGCAGCGACCACCTTGAAAGATTGCGTATGTGATTTTCATTTTCCAGTCCGTTCTGTTTAAACAGTACGAGTATTTCTCGTATCTGCTTGTGCCTGCCGAGGGTAACGCTCCCTCGCTTGCCCACTTGGGGCAGGCTGCGCTGATTAGGCGCTGAGTTCGATTGCTCGCTGCTTGAGATAGATTGCGGTGTCACCCTTGAGTGCATCGTGTTGAGTCAATGTGTCGAGCAGGGCGTTGACATCGTTTAAACGATTGTCGGTCAAGATTCCACCTGCGGTGCTGAATTGTGCGATTGCCTGCACAAACTCTGCCCATGCTTGGATTTTCTTGCCGTTGAGTGTGCCATGGTGTAGGCGAAACTCTACGGTGCCATGGCGTTGGTATGAGTCGAGATTGAGTGAGCGATAGCGACCCTGCCCAGCGTTATCAATGCGACCGTTGCGGATTGATTCTGTCCACTGGTCAATGATTGCCTCGCTGAGATTGTGTTGGCAGAAGTGATTGTTTAAACGAGACTTGGCAACGAGTGCACCGATTGCCTCATGTGCGGTGTACCAGTTGCGAACCAAGGCAGCGATTCCATCCAAGCCATAATGGTCGGCACCAATGTGCACATGAAAACCAGTCTGCTTGTTAACGGTCGCGCCAGCCTTGAGCAGTGCTCGCGCTGCTGAGATTGACTCGTTTAAACTGCCATCGTTGAGGATTGGTGAAACTGCCTCAGCATCAACGCCACGAGTTCCATCGGGCTTGCACTGCCAGTTTAAACCGACTGCATCGAGGGCAGATTGTGCGGTGCGGATTGAGATGCTGCTAGTTTCGAGTTCGATTCCGTAAGTTTTCACGATTAAGCCTCCACTAGTGAGTTGGTGCAAACTGGGCAGATTGGAGCGCCGAGATTCACCAAGGTAGTGCGAGAAACTCGTGCAATGTAATCATCGTTTAAACAAGCAACCTTGATGAGGCGAGTTGTCTGCTTAGGTGCTGCTGCAATTTCAAGGGCAGCATGAGGATACGCGCCGATAGTTGCAAGGATTTCCACTGCCCATGATGGGAGGGTTTCGAGTGGCTTGGCAACGCTTGGCGCTGCTGAACGCCAGTTTCCAATGTGAGCCAGTTTCAGCAGTGGCAGCACCAATTTTGCGACTGATTCAGTCGAGTCAATAATCGGGCTTATGAAAATCTCAGCAGTGAAATCATCACTGGCTGATGGAGGCACAATGGCTGCATCGGCAGCCTTGCGACCAGT